CGCCTATCTGGAGTGGTCTTGCCCACCCGAACTAGACCCGCTGGACCCTGACTCTTGGCCCCAATACCATCCCGCCTACGGGCTGACCGTGAGCCACGACGCCCTAAAAGCCGAACTGGACCGCATGGGCGCCTCGGATTTTGCCCGCGCGTACGGCAACGTATGGCCTGCGCCATCGTCTGGAGCCGGATGGCCTGCCGGTGTATGGGAAGGCGCGGCAACAAATGACAAACCCGAAGGGACCCTAGCGTGGGGCGCGGACGTTTCACTGGACCGGGACCGCGCGACAATCGCAACAGCTGCCCGCGTTGACGGTGTGGTCATCGTCGAGGTTGTCAACCAGTGCCCGCCCAGCGATGCCGCCGCCATGCTCAGGGAATACCAAAAGCGCCACGGCGGACGGATTTATGTCAACCCGTACGGCCCCGCCGTGACGCTAGACGACGACCTTACACGGGAAAAGGCAGATTTTGAGTCTATTGGGTCAATGGATTACGCCTCGGCCTGCGCCCAGGTATTCGACGGGGTCCGGTCCGGGGCCCTAAAATACCGGCCAGACGACGACCTGAACGCCGCCGCCGCAACAGCTGGACGCCGCAACATTGGCGAGCGCTGGGCGTGGGCCCGAAAACACGGCGTAGACGTTAGCCCGCTGACCGCGATTACCTTGGCCGCCTGGGGCGCGACACGCCCAAACACGTCCACGCCTAAACCTACCTGGCATGTCCCCGGGTAGTGCTACGATTTACCCGTGGCGAACCCTGTCGTCCTAACTAATCGCCCCGCGCGGGTCGACCTTGACCTCTACGCCGGGGATACTGTCGCCGTGCCCGTGGTCGTTTACCAAGGCGAGGACCGCGTAGACCTAACCGGGACAAACCTCGGGAGCGTGCGCGTCACACCGCAGGAGCCCGTCGTCGAGGACCTGCCCATCATCATCGAGCTCACGGACGCAGTAGAGGGCGAGGCCGTGATTTACGTGGACGGCACAGGCGGATTCACCGATGGGTTCACCGGGTTTTGGGACTGGGAACTAATCCAAGAGGACGACACGACAACCCGGACAATCTGCGCCGGAACCATTACTATTGCGGCGGACGTGACTCGTGCCTAACGGTGAAATCAGGATCGACCTAAACAGCACGACCGGCCCGCAAGGAACGCAGGGCCCGCAGGGAACGCCGGGAACAGCCGGAGCCGCTGGCGCGACTGGCGCCAGCGGAGCGACCGGCGCGACCGGAGCGCAGGGTATCCAAGGCGCCACCGGAGCGACCGGCGCCACCGGAGCGACCGGCGCCACCGGAGCGACTGGCCCGCAAGGCGCCCAAGGCCCGCAAGGTATCCAGGGCGAACAGGGCGAACAGGGCGAACAGGGCGAACAAGGTATCCAGGGCGAACAAGGGACGCCCGGAACTAATGGCTCATCCTCGACCGTATTCCCATACAAAGCCAAAACGGGGACAACAACCGGGGACCCCGGGGCCGGTTATTTCATCTGGAATAACGCAACGCAAATAAACGCGACCCAGCTAAACATTAGCCACCTTGCGCAAGGTTCCCTAGACATCGACGTCGTCCTCGCGCTGCTCAAAACAAACGACTCCATCATCGTCCAAGACGAAGGCGTATCAAACAACTACCAGCGCTGGACGGTTTCAGCGACCCCGACGATCCAGTCCGGCTACATCCAAGTCCCCGTCACTTTAGACAATAGCGGCGGAACGGGTACGACGGGTTTCGCTAACAATCACAGTATGAGCCTCTTTATCTTTAGCACCGGCACGCAGGGCCCGCAAGGTATCCAAGGTATCCAGGGCGCAACTGGCGCAACTGGCGCCGCTGGCCCTACCGGCGCCGCTGGCCCTACCGGCGCAACTGGCGCCACTGGCTCGCAAGGTATCCAAGGTATCCAAGGCGCTACCGGCGCCACAGGCTCGCAAGGCATCCAAGGTATCCAAGGCGCAACGGGGGCAACGGGCGCAACTGGGGCAACGGGCGCAACTGGGGCCGCTGGCTCCATCATCACCGCCGCGCGTGGCACCCGATCAACTGTCACCACTGGCGTGACAGGTTTCCTGATCGTCGGATGGGACACGCATGATTTCATTGACGTCGCGGGCTACCACAGCACATCGACAAATAACTCCCGATGGAAGGCACCAGTGGCGGGCCGGTATCGCCTTACCACACAAATCACGATCAACAACGTGGCCACCGAACCGATGATCGTACTTATCAACAAAAACGGGTCCGCGAACTATTTCGCTATCGGCTCGTGGGTCTATGCCCCGGACACCGACCGGGTTTCGCAGATAACAACGGGATGGATCGACCTAGCAATAAACGACTATTTAGAAATCAGCCTGAATTCTGCGGACGCCAGTTTCGACATCGGCGCCTCCACATGCTGGGCAGTTTTTGAGCGGTCCGCATGAGCCGCCGATCCCAGCGCCTAACCGCCACAGTGGACAACCTAACCGCTTCCAACCATCAGCGCGTCAGCCTGCCACCCCAGGCTAACCCGTGGGCCGTGGCTGACGCCCTGAGCGCCATCACGTGGCCCGAGATTTCCAAGACCGCCATGACGCGCCCGATGGCTATGACCGTCCCGGCTTGTGCCCGTGGCCGAAACCTCATCACGTCAACAATGGCAGGGGCCCAGCTGCTCGCGTGGCAGGGAACGCAACTATCGACCGCGCCCGCATTGTTTGACCAGCCGGACCCTGACCTGCCCCGCGCCGTGACCATCGCCTGGACCGTGGACGATCTAATCTTTTATGGTGTCGCGTACTGGATCATCCTGGACCGTGACCTGCTGGGCTACCCCACGGCCGCGCGACGCTTGGACCCTAACCTCGTGGACGTCACAACGGACGGCATCGTCCAGGGCGTGAACGGTCAACCCGTGGACCCGTCTGACGTAATCGTCTTTCCCGGACTCCACGAAGGAATACTGGCCTACGGTGCCCGCGAACTACGCACAGCCTTTACCCTGTCGGACGCGGCCCGCCGTTTCGCCTCGGTGCCCCTGCCCGCCCTGGAACTCCACGACCTGTCCGAGGATGGCCTCAGCGCTGAGGAACGACTGGCGCTAGTGGACGACTGGACACGTGCCCGCGAACTCTCAGGCGTCGGATACACAAACCGTTCCCTAGAGGTCAAGACACACGGCTGGTCCAGCCGGGACCTCCAGCTCGTCGAGGCCCGCGCATACGCCGCCGCCGAGGTGGCCCGCGTTATGGGCATCCCCGCGGCCATGCTGGACGCCTCACAGTCCGGGTCCTCGGTGACGTACAACAATCTCCAGGACGCCCGCCGCGACTTTACGGACTACACCCTCAGCACCTACACCACACCCATCGAGCAACGACTCAGCATGGACGACATCTCTAGCCCCGGCGTGATGGCAGTGTTTGACCTTGACTCCACGATCCTTCGCGCATCCTTCGCGGACCGGATGGCCGCGTACCAGGTGGCCATTACGTCCGGGGTTTACACCATCGAGGAACTACGCCGCCGCGAAACCGGAACCCCCGGAACGGTGACCAGGTGAGTACGATTTATCTAACAGCTGCTGACGCCCCCGTGGCGTCCATTGACGGCCCAGCCCGAACCGTCCACGCCACGATCCTCCCGTGGGACAGTGTCGCAAATACCTCGGCTGGGCCGACCCGTTTCGCCCGTGGCTCGGTGAACATCACCGCCGCCCAAAACGTGGCCTGGCTAATGGAACACGACCGGAACCGCCTCGTGGGCCACGGCACATCCTTCCTCGACACACCCGCCGCGCTCGTGGGGACCTTCACAGCGCCGGACAACTGGGAAACAGAACTCCAGGCCGCGCACATGCGCTCGGGCTGGTCCGTCGGTGTAGACGTGATCCAAGCGTCAACCGACCGCGACGGCGTCCTCGTCGTTAGTAAGGCAATACTGAGAGAAGTTAGCTCCGTTAGTGTTCCCGCATGGGACGCCGCCCGCACCATAACCAACCCCGAAGGATAATCAAATGAGCAAGCGCCAAACCCCGCGCCGCCTCACAGCGAGCGCACACCTCACCGGCGACGCCG